TTTATCTTTTCATAAAGTATAGCTCCATGAGTTTCTACTCTACTGTATAAGATAAGAGTATTACCTTTCAAATCCAATGCAAGATTAGTAATAAATTTATTTCTTTGATCATGAGTGATTAAATATTGTATCTCATCTTCATAAGTTTCAAACTTTTTAGGTGGATGTTTAAGAACTAAACATTGAATATCTAACTGAGATAGATGTCCTTGCTTCATTAGTTCTTCTGTTTTAGTCACCTTGTATGATGGTCCAAACAATCCCTCTAGCACCCACTTATGGGTCTGTGTGCCATCTAATGTACCAGTGAAACCAAATCTATACTTAGCATGTTCTAGCTTCGTCATGATGTTAACCAATGACTTACTCTTAAATAAATGTGCTTCATCACCTATAATAACATCATAGTCTTTAAAGAATGATTTCTCCATTCTAAAAACAGATTGCCATGTAGTAATAGTTACTTCATTACTATTAGTTACTTCTCTTCCTGAATAGATTCTATGACAATGATTTTTTACATCCCAACCATACTCTTCAAAGTCCTTATACATCTGCTCTACTAATGATGTAGTAGGAACTACTAGTAGTATCTTCTGACCTTTATGCACATAGTATCTTACTAGAGAGTAAATCATTAAAGACTTACCTGATGCAGTAGGACTGACTAACAATCTTCTATTATGTTTTAAACAATCACATACACCTTCTATCTGATAATCTCTTGGTTTAAATTTAGTAATAGATTTGATATAATCTTTTACACCTTCCTTTGATATAGATTGGTTTACTTCAAAGGGTAATCCATAATATTCATTATCTTCAAACTTATAGCTATATCCATGTCTTTCACAAAATGATACTATCTTATCTAACAATCCAACATATATCTTCTTAGATCTTAAATCAAACAG